CCTAAAGCACTAACCATTTGACGAGTAAACCCTATAGCGCCTTTAAAGGCACTTGAATAGTTACCTACATTTTTAGTGTAGTTTCTTGTAGCAGCATCTACTTTTTTTATTTTAGAGCTTAGCCTATCAAATTCTTTTTGAGCTTTCTTTATTTCTTTATTATTCTTTTTCTCAGCAGATAAAAGATTAGCTAAATTGTTTTTAGCTTTTGTATATTGTAAATTTAACTTACCGTAAGCTGTTGTGTTAGCTCTTATTTCTCTATTAGCTTCGTTTGTTGCTTTTCTGGTTTTCTGTAGCTCCTTGTTTGCTTCAGACATTACAACCTTAGATTTTTCAATAGCTGCTATTCTAGCTTTTTCTAGCTTCTCAGCCTCAGATAGAGCTTTATTACTTCCTTTTTGAGCTTTCTCTAATTTTTTTAATCTCTCTTCTAAATCTACGATCTTATTTACACTTGATAAACTATTAGTAAATGCAGCTGTAGTTTTAGCTAGACCTATCAATTCTTTATTAACTAAACTTAATTTATTTATTACAGTATCAAGTTCTTTTATGGCTTTTTTAGCCACTATTACATCTATTTGACCTGCCATTATTTATTCTTTTTAGTAGTTTCAATTGTTAAATTAATAAGAGTTATCCACTCTTTAACAGATGTATTGTGTTTCATTATATGATAACTCATATCTAATGCTTTTTCAACACTATATATCTGCTTGTCTATATCTATAGGTTCTTCATTATTTTTAGAACCATAATCATTTTCATATTGATTTTTCTTTATACTTATGTTAGATTTTAATGTTTTTAGGTTGTTTTTAATCCTTATACATTCAGTTTCTAAATCCTTATTTATATCTATTTTAAAATTATACAATGATAGTGCGTCTATATAGTCTTGTATCCATTTATCATCAGTTTGTATAATTAATGCTTTTAGTAAGTTAATACCAAATACAAGCCTTGTTTCCATTTTAGCTATCAACTGCCTTTTTTTGAAAGATTGTACTAAAGTTCTGTCTTTTTTTAAATCTATATACTCTTTAAACAATTCACTCCAAATATCATCTAATTGTAGTTGTAATTCTTCTGTAATTTCTGTGTTTTCGTAATCTTCAATCAAATACTTATAATCTTTGGTGTCTAATATTTCATAGAATCTAAAAATTGATAATGTTTTACATGATTTGTATATTTTCATTGAATTGTACGTTTAACGAATTTTTGTAGTTCTGGTAGTATTATCTTAAAGTTTAATTCTTTTTGGTTTGCTACGGTCATAGTAAATATATCATCTCCATATTTACGCATTAACTCGTCTGCTTTTTGGTCTGTGGGGAATATCTCTAATTGAAAGCTTCCATAATCTGTAGTAAATGATTTATATAAAGCCCCTGTATCAAATAAAGTAACGTGATTGAACCTATCACCTTTAATCTTTTTAACAGCTACAGTAAAAGGTGTGTAATCAGGTTTTAACTTTTTACCTTTTCCATCAATACCCTTGTCAAATAACTGTTTTTCTCTTACTAAATCTATTATTACTTCTTCAAATTTTAGAATTGTTTTAGCCGTTTCTTGCTCGATATCATTTCGTGCTTTTAATAACTTCTTTTTAAATTCTAATACATTCATAAAGATTTAATAAGGGGGCTGTTAAGGATGTACGTTATTCCTCGCCCCCTATTATTTTAAACTACTGTTGCAGTTAAAGCATTTGAACGATATAAACAATCATCTTTGATTATAACGTTTTTATTAGCTGAACTGTCGTATAATTGCACAATAACAACCTCATTTGTTGCTAAAGCTGCTAATGTACCAGTATATCTACCCGGCACAGTTGCACTCTCAACCCAAGTAGTTGCAGTTGTAACACCATCAACAGTCACTAAGAAATCAGCATCCACCAACCCTTCTAAAGCTGTTTGACTATCAGCAGCACTTACTAAATCAACTATTACCGTTGTATCTGTATCACTTGGAGCTACATTATAACTCGCTGTAATATCATTAATACCGTCTACTTCATCAGGTGAAAAATCTAACTCAGAGGCGTCTAACCATACTAATCTGTCGTCAAACTCACCTCTATCTAATAGTTGGAAAGTAAGCATTTTAGTAGTAGCTACAGTTGCATCATTAAATTTACGTTTCTCAGGTGAGAATAATCCAGCTTTAAAACCTTTCGCTAATCCTGACTTATTTTCAGTCATTAAGAAACTACCAGCTTCATCGACAATTATAATATCATAAGCTCCAAAACTATCTAAACTTGATAAAGCTTTATTAAAGTATTCACCTTTCTTATATTCTAATTGGAACTCATAACGCCCTAAATTAGCTTTAATTTTAACTCCTGATTGAGTTTCTTGTATTGTGTCATCCGCTGAATTATCTACAAACCCTATTGCATTGATTAAAGGTATTGCTTTTCCAGCTTGAACTAAACCTTGTAAGTAAGTTTTATCAAATGTATCACCATCAGCAATAGTAGTACCACGCTTTACAGCATAAATACCATTGATTAACTTAATTTCAAAGGCACAATTCTTTGTTCCAGTACCTAAAGCGGTAATAGAGCAATTAATTTTATTCTTTATACTTCCGAATGTTGCCATTTTTAATTTATTTTTTTAATTGATCTTAAATAATCAGCACCTTCTTTTGTTAATTTAATGCTGTTACCTTGTTTATATTCTTTTTTAGAGGTATTAAAGTTTTCTATAACCTTATACCACTCTTTCTTTAGCTTTTCTTTAGCCATAATTTATCGTTTTTAAACAGTTCTTATTAATACCTATTGTTAACTCTAATTTAATAACATCCCAAATCTCAGTAAATTCATGACTTTCATCATCTTCTGAATAATTATAGAAGTTTGTTTTTGTTTGTTCTCCTATAAAATCAATACTACTACCTTTCTCTAACGCTTTAATAACATTATTATATAAAGGATTTAATACTAAAGTAAATGAACGTCTTGAACGCTCTCTATTACCCATATCAACATCTTTGTTTAACGTAGCTAATATTAACGTATAGTCACCTTGTATTGTATCCTCATCACCTGTATCTGATACTGGAGTTAACAGCCATATTAAAGGGTATTTATTATTATTCCTATTTAGTTTTAACCACTTGTTTAAATCTTTTTGAGTACCCCAATCAAATCTAACATCGAATGTACCACTACCAATAGTCATATCAGGTAACGTATCAAATAACTCAGCTAATCTACTTTGAGCGTCTATCATATACCAAATTGATTAATATTCTCTAATCGTTGAGGTTTCCAATCAGCGTAAGTGTCAGGCGTTTGTAGGTTTATATCGTTTATAAACTCATATAAGCTACGTTCACCATCATCACAACCAAACCAATCAATACCAGTCATTCCACTTGAATTAGTGATGTAATAAGGTTGGTTATAATTACCTACAGCTAAACTATAAAACTTACTCCAAGCGTTAACTGCTTTTGGAATTGCACTAACTCTCGTTGCGTTCTTAGCTGTTTCTGTTTGAACTCCTACACTTGAATAATTATCTACATCGTGAGATAAGAAATTATAATAAACGTAGTAAGATAATAGACTTCTATTTATTAAAGAATTACCCAACCCTTCAGAGAAAATTAATCCTCTGAAGTTATAGGTAACTGTATCAATAGTATATTCTTTACCGTTTAATAAGTCTTTCCATTTTTGGTCTGCTGCTGGTTTTATAGTCCATTGACCATTAACATCAACATCAAACTGTTCTGAAAATTCTTTATATAAATTATAACCAAGTAATTTAATAAGTACCTCACGCTCATACTCGCTGATAAAGAACTTTAATTCGCTATCATTAGATATATCATTAACTCCTGGTGATGGATTAACAACATTAGGAATGTGAATATCGCCCTTGTAGTATATGCTTGATGTAATCATAAATTATTTATTTTTCTTCTCGTTTATCGTAAGGTTTAAATCCTTTAGGTACTTTAACTCCTTTAGGTGCTTTGTGTTTACTTTCATAAATCCAAGCATTATCCTTGCTTACTCTAACTTTTTTACCGTTAAAAATTACCTCTACTGTTGATTCAAAGTAATTACCTCTTTTTACTTCTTTAGCCATTTATTAAGGTTTTAATATTGCAGCTATATCTGTAGCGAAAGTACCAGTAACAAATGCAGGGTAATGATTAGATTTAACTCTATGTACTAATCTAGACTCAGCAAGAATTGTAACAAAGTTTTTAGTGAAATCATCATTTTCGTAACCCATATCAAAAGTTAAAGCTTCTTTAAATCTAACACCTGATTTAGTGAAATCACCTACTAAATAATCACCTTCTGTAACTCCTGTATTTTGAACAACTGGAATACCTTTAATAATAGTACCGTCAACAGTTGTAAATGGAGCTAAAATATAATGACCATCAGAAGCTTTTTCTAATCCCATACCTGTAACATCGCTTGGATGCATTAAAATGTAATTAGGTTGGAATTGAGCAACCATAATTTGATTAATTGCAACTGCTAAAACATCTTTCTTGTTAGCTTCTGGAACTGCTAAAGCAAATGATCCAGCGGCAAAAGCTGTAGCATTTTCTAAAATACCTGTTAAGTTTTGAGATAAACCATCTCCAGAAAGTACTTGCTCGTCAATTTTAAGATTAATAAGCTCAGTAAGTTCTTGATTAATTTCAGCTTCCATTAAATCAACATCGTCTAACATCTCTTTAGATGCTTTAATATAAGCAGTAACTTTTCTTACAGAAGCACTTGCTAACACTAAATCAAAATCAGCTTGTGATTTAGCAGCACCTTCAGCAGTCATTGCAGCTCCACCATCAGGATTCTTTTGTTCTACCCATTCCCATGTAGTTGAGTTGATAGTACCTGTATTAACTAAATCAACAATAAAAGGCTGTCTTCTAACAACTCTTGTAATTCCTGATTCTCTTTCAGCTTGTGGTATTTGCCCTGTTACATTAGTAGATACTAACATATTACCAGCAGCTTTTACTTCAAACCTAACAGAACCATGTCTATTGTTTTTTAAATCTTTAAACGCTTGTTTATTTGATTTAATAGATTTATGTAACTCTTCTTTAAAGCTAACATTTCGAGGCTCTAATCCTTTAGTTTCTAATTTAGATAAAACTTCACCTTGCTCCAATAAAGCCTTACTAAAAGCATCAAACTTAATTGTCATTTCTTTTGTGTCGTTATCTGTTTTAAACGTTTCAAAAGCTTTTTTCAGTTCAGCACCAATTTCTTCTTGATACTCTCTATGTAGTTTACCTACTTCCTTTACCTCCATAGCATCATATTGCTCTTCAGTAAATCCTTTTTTAGTTAAAAATTCTTTAAATTTCATTGTTTCTTTTTTAAATTATAAAAATAGTTGTTTCTTTTCTTGAAGTGCTTTAGAAGCGGCTTCTTCTTTATCTGTTTGAGTGTCGTTAGACGGCTCGGTTTTATTTTCTAATGTTGGTGTTATTGGGTTGCTTCCTAATGGAACTGCTGAACCTTCAATAGCTTTAGCTTCTGTAACAACCCAAAAGTAACCTTGATTTGTAGCATCTTCTTTATTTACAATACTATCAATGTGTTTATCAAATATTACTTTGTTTTCTTCAAACTCTTCATCATTAATTGCTAAATCTAATTTAACATATTGCATACCTACTGAATGATTATCTACAAAACCACTCTTGTATTGGTTAAACATATATTTATTACGAGAACGTTTAACTGTTGAATCAAACACTAAAGCCTCAGTACTACCATTAGCATTAAACCCTAATTCTTTCCATTTAAAGTCGGCTACTGATACGTTTAAGTCCTTACCGCTCGAAATAATCTTATCAAACTCTTGGCTCTTATGCTCTTGTACGTGCAATATTCGTTTGTTTTCCTTAATTGATTTATTCCATAAACCCTTAATATGAACATCATCATGAGAATCCATTATATTAGTCGTGTTTATAATAGCTTTAACCGTTATTTCATCTTCATTATCATTAGCTTTATTCACCGATTTAACAGTCGTAAAGTCTTTTAATAGCGTTACATTAGATGAAATACCATCAGCATACTTAATAGCACTCTTTTTCTGATTTGATAGCGTTTCTTTATTCTCTACCAAGAACTTAAAAAGCTCTTTCTTATCTTCAAATTTAGGTATCTCTAACATAACTTACTTTTTAATTACTTCTTGATTATCTATTTTGCGTTTACGCTTTTTAACTATCTCTTTTAGCTTAGTATTATTAATAAAGCCTTCGGATACTTTTAAATTTATATCTACTTTTTTAGGTGTCATTACTCTTCTTTTAAACCGTTATCAATTAAAAACTGCTCAGATTGTTCTAATGTTAATCCGCTTCTTACTAAGTTACTTATAGCTGCTGTTCTTTTAAGAACACTATCAACACGCATATTCTCTACTTCTTGCATAATAGGTAAATGAGCTAAACTACCAATAATCTTCTCTCCTTCTGGTAACTTAAACATCTTAGTTAAGCTATTAGCATAATCATCTACATGGTTTTGTATAACGCTTTGAATATACCCTATTTGTGCTTGTACTTGGTTCTCATACGTTGCCGTCTTATTACTTAACAACTCTAAAGGAATGTTAAACGCTAATACTATAATAGCTGCATCTTCTGCAACGCTTTCATCTAGTCCTAAGTCTTTTAATACAATGTGTAAAGATTCCCAATTAACATCAGATCTTGTAGCTATTGAACGACTACGACCTCTACCTAATCCTGTTTCGTTATTTAATTTATTTTTTATCCTTGTTTGTTCAGTAGATCCAAACGGCATAGCACTAGCACCACCATTACCTCCAGATGTAAACAACTCCCTACCATTCGTACCTATAACAACGTTCTTAGCTTGGTAAGCCTTTTCTATTGTGCTTAATGGGTGTTTTAAACTATCTAATCTACTAGGAGCTGTTAACATATTAGCATCGCATCCAGGCTGTAAACCATTAGCTAAATCGTAATATGGTGTTATTTGGTTTAGTTTAATCTTTAAGTTCTGTTCGTCACGGTCATATATAATAATATTACGCATTATACCGTTTCTATCATCTTGCTTAAATAAAATAGGTGTTTTAAAGTTGTTAGGAAACGTAATTAAAGAACTATCTAAATTATACATTTCACGTGGAACATCTATACCTATTGGCTTAGTAGGTAACTGATAAACCCAACCATAAACTAATTTAAACCATATAAACTGTTCTAAAAAGTCTTGTTTGGATTGATATATATTAGGTTTATTAATTAAATCTATATAAGGGCTGTTTTCTATCTCTAATTCATTATCACCTCTAACATGTGAAAACTCAGCACTAGCAAAGTATTGAGCAGTCTTATTTAATATAGGTGTTAATATAGGGCTTTCTTTAGCTACCTTTAGCTTATTACTTAAACTAATATAATCAGCAGTACCGTTATTAGTGTACCAATGAGTACCGTCCTTTAACCTCTCGTAACCAAAATATTTAAATGCGTTATCTAATAAACCCATGTTATAATTGTATGTCTAAATGTCTTTTTAAATAATTCGCTACGTACCTTTCAGCATCTTTAGCGTGATCGTCTTTCTTTATTGTCTTATCTGTTGGTAATCCGTACCTATCAACTTCCCATTCGTATAACTCGTATTCATTCCAACTATTCTCACTATCTGTTGTTAAATATACATTAGCCCTGTTTAAGAACGATATACCTGCAACAACACTACCGCTTCCTTTATTTGCTGGAACTGCGTAAAACCCAGCCATTCTTAACTCTTGTATCTTCTCAGGTGACGCACTATCACAAACTATTATATCTGTGTCTTTGTTAATTCCAAGCCTTTCAATTTCTACTATTAAGCTTTCAATCTGTTTACCTGGTTTGTATATATGCTCACAGAAATAGAAATTACCATCGTTATATTTACACTCTACTAATGCTGTTGCGTTTGTTTCTCCAAAGTCTAAACCGTAATAACTGTTATACGGTAAAGCATCAAACGCTAATCTATCTATCTCCTTCCATCCTTTATATACTTTGTTAGGCTTCTCTGCTTTAAGTCCTAATGCATACACTTGATGCATATACTCGTCAGCAGTTCCATTAGCTACATTTACTGGATTATCAGGATCGTATGATAATATCTTAGCTTTCTGACCTGGAGGACAAAAAGGGTTTTCCATAAATGTAGAATGTATTACTTTACATCTAGGATGTTTAGAAACCTTATCAGACCAATGACTCGCTTTAGGGTTTAAATCCAATATAACTTGCTCAGACCTCATATCTATTTGGTCGAATGTATCTTTAGGAATTAAGTAAGGTTCATTTAACCATGCTATATCCTGTGTAATACCATGAGCGTTTGTAACATCAGCACCATGTGGCTCTATTGTTGAATTAGTCTTGTCAAAATGTAAAGGAACTGTATTTCTTGTGAACTTATAAGACCTTCCAGACAAAGGAAATAACTTTCTAAAATCCTTCCAAATAGTATCTCCTAACGATGTTCTTGTATCTCTCCAAACATTTATACGTAAATTATTAACCGTTTCACACTCCCTGATACACCATTCCTCTAAAGACCAACTTTTAGAACTTCTTGAACTTCCTTTGTGTATTATATACTTATAACGTGGTATTGAATACTGACCATCTTCATATATATATTTCAACTCAAAGTCCAACTCAGCAGATAAAAAACCTTTCTCAGCTACATATATCTTCTTTGTTGTGGTAATTTCATGTATTTCAATTAACTTATGACCTTCATCCTTTAAAAGTGTTAACTTACCATCAGCACTTTCTTTAATTAACTTTATTCTTAACTTGGCAAAGTAATCATGTTTTACAAATACTTCTGTAACTCCGTAATTACTCTGGTTTAAGTTCATTTTTTAAATCTTCATAAGTCCTACCATCAGACAATACTAACGGAATACTTTGATTTAACGGCTTATTGTCACTCTTTATATCTTGCCTATCCACAAGGTTATTTAAACGCTGTGTAATACTTGCATTGTATATCCCAACCATACCACCACCTATTTGATCTTCTCTAATCTCACCTCTTATACGTGTACAGATACCCATATAATCAGAGTACCTATCACCTTCATTACTAAAATACTGATCTAATGATGATATAATACCTTCTCTAAACACGAAATTCTCGAAACCTACCATTGTTAGTGGCACTTCTCGAGATACACTGACTTCCTTACCTTCTTTAGCGTTATAAAAATTCTCCTTCTTAGGATTAGCTTTGCAATGTTCCCTATACTCTTCAAATAGTTCGTAAAGTCTTTCTGGTGTTTCTATGTTTTTATTCTTTCCTATACTTAATTATCTTAGATTTGCAAACATACGAAAAATATTTCATATATCCTAATTATTTAACATTTATTTTTAATTAGCAGAAAGAGTAGTAATCGAAACTAATGCTTTTAAACACACATCCCTTAGCAGGGGAGTCTAACACCTTGTTAGTTCACTTTCTTTTTAAATAGTCTTTCCTATTAGTCAGTCTTACCGTAATTTACTGGTCTATGATTTTATGACTTTAGAAATCCAGCGTTAATACTAATTCAGCACATTACGAGATAGCGACCTTGCCGACAAGCAAAGAGTTTCATTATTTCTAAGCCTTTATATTTTATTTTATTTCGTTCATTTGATCCTTACGTTTAAAAGCTTTTCTATTCTGATAAATAAATAAAGCATCATCTACCATGTCTTCTATTTGTATTTGAGTTGGATGAGCATTAAAAGTTTTAATATCCCTACTATACAAAGATTCTTGCGTTATAATATCTCTAATAGATATACTAACTTTATTATCGCTTTTCACTGCTTTAACTATTAAACCGTTCTCTTCGTACTCGTTGTGGGCTATTTCTACCATTTTAATTCATTTATTTACTTTTAAAAAACCTACTCAGTTAATCTTCGAATATCAGCATTTACCGTAGTTCTATAACTGAGCAGGAACAATTATGAAAACAAAATTAATTCTTACAATTGCGAATATACAAAATTAAATAATACCAGTCAAGTTTTTTAGCAATTATTTTCAAATTATTTTTATTTTACTATTTTATTTGGTGGAATGAATTATTATTTATATCTTAGCGGTATCAAAAACAATATATTATGACTAAAGCAGAAAAAATAAGTAGAGCAGTAATAGTTGGATTAATAATAGTAGTCGGAC